GATGAGTGAAGTGTGGATGTTGATCGTGGGTGTGGTCTGCATCATCACAGGTGTGCTTCTCAGATCACGGAGGGGATGGTGAACGGAAAGGGCGACTCGCCGCGACCAGTGAACAGGGATAAGTTTGAATCCAATTACGACGAGATCAAATGGAATGACAGAAGCACAGTCGATTGCAAGAGTTGTCAGGTCGGTTGTGGATACTTTCAAGAGACGGGGGTGGTCTGTTTCCCTGTGTCGAAGCAACAAGAGCCTGAGCAGATACGTCTACGCCAAGAAGGGGAGCAGGAAGCTGAAGGTCCGAGTTAGTGACCACCGACCCAACCGAAACACTGTTTGCGACATCAGCTACACGCCTCGCCATTACCAGCAAAAGCGACTTGCACAGTACCTTGATGGAAAGCGCAGGTATCACGGTCGAGGGTTTTATCGAAAGAAGCCTCGCTAGGCTTCCTTGGGAACGAGGATGTCAACCTTCTCAATGCAGGATCGAAGGATCGTGTAAGTGTTTGTGTTGTGATCGCACTTCCTACGCTTGTTCGCATAACACCAAGCACCAACGATGACGGATCGTGATGTCACCTGAATGACTCTCCCGAACACCGTGAACTTCTCTGCCTTGGAAACCTTTGGTGACTCAACGTGATCGAGAAAAGTCACAGCAACGATGTCATTCGCCTTCATTTCAAATCCTTTGCAAGCTTCTCAGGCATCGGTTCAAAGTATGCGGTGTGTCCATCCACGACTACCGCACACCCCAGCACGCTTTTTGCGTTGTACTTCCTTCCGTATTCAAAGTGCAAGGACTTGTCGTTGACTCCGCAACCAGTCTGGCATCCAAAGATTCTGTGTTTGGTGTTTGCGAGATATTCGACACCTCCTTGCTGATGAAGATGCCCTTGGACTACTGAGCAGTGTTCAGCACTGGCATTGTTAAGTGCTGCCATGCGACCACCCTTACCTTTGTCTCCATGCCTGTATAGCACACCCTCAATTCTTAAATCTGTGTAGCGAGGATGAACTTTCCACGGAACTTTCCAAATCTGCCCCGGCTTCCGCAAGTAGTCGTGAGGTATTCCAACCTCGTCAGCCCATCTCCAAGGAAGGATGTCGTGGTTTCCGAGAAGCCAATCAGCTTTTGGAAACAGCTTCACAATCTTGTTAATCTGTTTCTGAGCTTTCTCTTTCTCAGCAACTGGATTTTTCAGGCTTGGTTTCTTGTTGTGAAAGTTGAGAGCCAAGTTGTCAATCAAGTCTCCGATGCAGACAACTCTTTCGCATTGCCACTGGGAGTGAATATCAGCCATCCACTCCGGGAACCGAGGGTGCATCGCTGGGCAATGCAGGTCGGGTATCACAAGAACTCTCACAACAACCTCCGTGGCTTGTGTTTAGGTGGAGTCTTGCTCGTCTAAAAAGTCAAGAGTCCATTTCACAGACGACATTCGCCTGCTCCCCACCTTTCGAGTTTTCAGTTTGATTCTACCGCTAGGTGTAGAAACTCCAAACAAGTACCAGTTTCGCACTGTGGATCTTGGTACATCAATGATGCCTTTTTTCTTTAGTGTTGCTCGCAAGTCCGTAAGCGGCATCAACGCTTTCATCTCGTCTTGTGCCATCAAGTTTCTTTTCCCGTTATTGTGTATTCCAGTGTAAAGCTGGCCGACACCTCCTGTTTAAGCTTGCTGTGATTCTTGCATACCTCAAACTGCGGTGACGTTGTTTTGTAACCGCAGTAAATGGGACGAGCAAATGCCAGACGACTCTGTTGAACTAAGCGAAGCAGAGCAGGAAGCACTCGACGCAGCCGAGCAAGAGCTGGAAGCTCAGGATCAGTCTGCACAGAACGAAGAAACACAGCTTCCTGAAGAGCATTCCCCGTTATCTCTTCAGGAAGAGGGCGACAGCGGCACGGAAGCCGCTGAAGCCACAATACCGGCGTGGCAGAGTGAATTAGAAAAAGCAGGTTTGCAATCATTCGATGACGCCGACAATGCAGTAAGGGCGTTGATTGAAGCCAATCGGCAGCGCGAGCAGCAGATCAATACATACGCTGACCAACTCAAATTCTATCAGCAGCAACTCCAGAGCCACAACACAACTAGCCCAGAGCCTGTTGCTGCGGAGCCTCAGCAGAAAGATCCGCTGAGTGAACTGGTAGATGGATGGCAAGATCCATCATGGGCCAATCAGTACATCGAGGTGGACGAAGATGGCAACAGAGTCATTGCGGATCACGTTGATGACGAAACAAGAGAAAAGATTCTTGGGATTGATCGAAAGCTTCGCCAGTGGCAAGAGGTCTTGCAAGACCCTCGACAGTTTGCGGCTGCTGTAGATCAACGTGTCGAGCAGATGATTCAGGAGCGGTTTGAAAGCTCATACGAGCAAAAGCAAACGCAAGCTCAAGAGAACGCTCAAGTTGATTCGTTTGTCAACCAGAATGCAAACTGGCTGTACCAGCAAGACCCGGCTACAGGAAAGTTCCTGACTGACCCAATGTCTGGTGACTACATCTACAGCGAACAGGGACACCAGTTTTTGCGTCACATGGATGCTTTTGCTCAGGACGGAGTTTCGTCTGTGACAAAGCAAATTCAATATGCACAGATGGCAATGGGTGGAATGACGGGACAGGCTGCTGCGCCAGTGCAGCAGGCGACTCAGGCAGAACAGTCAGCAGCGCAGCAGCAACGTGCCGCTATGCGGGGAAGGACAAATACAAATCGAACTCGGCAGTCCTCGTTCAACGGTGTGAGTGCAGAGAGCGGAGGCGACCCTGCTGGTCGTCAGCAGATGTCGTTCGGTGAGGAGACTCTTGCAGCCATGATGAGCGGCACAGAGTAGTGACAGTTTTTAGAAGTTCCACATTAGTAAGGAGGCTATCATGCCCAGTGGATTCCAGAATTTTGATCGGTTTGCTTGGGCGCGTTCCTTGCATACCACGATGCCGAAGCTCTTACGAGAAGTAGAAGATACGGCGAAGAAGAACTTCCAGATTATGGCATTGCTGGAATCAGCAGGCCGAATCTCTACAGGTCATGGTGGTGAAGGCATCCAATGGCCGGTTCGCTACAAGAACCATAAGGCAGTTGGGGCAACAGGCGAGAACAGCAGGAACTTTACACCTACCAACCTGTTCAAGACTGCCAGCCTAGACTATCGCGGATATGAAGTTACGGATAGTATTAAGCGCCGCGAGATGGAAAAGAACAAAGGCGAGTCAGCAATCATCAAGGTTCTTGATGGTTTTGCAGAGCGACTGAAAGAGTCTCTCTTGCAAGAGCTTGCTCCTCAGTTCTACATCGACGGAGAAGATCCTGAGAACGAGCGGTTCTGGCACGGCTTCAAAACCTTGTCACGAACCAACGCCCAGACCCTCAACATTGACGGTTCAGGCGCACGGGCCAAAAATGCTGCTGACAAGACGGCTGCTCCTTCGGGAACATATGGCAACTTGTCGTGCGTGCTTGGCACTTACGGCGGATCTCAAGACAGCAGCGCACCTTGGCCTGAAGCAACGCAGGATGCACAGTACGACTTCTGGTCGCCATTGGTTGTTCAGCGTGACAGCAGCTCGTTTGCTGGTAGCGGTGGGGCGCAGCTTGAGAAGGCATTGCGTTACGGCATTACTCATGCTCAGCGCAATAGCACCATCGACGGTCAGATCACTAACGTGTTCATGGATCGCAATCTCTTCATTGATCTCAAAGATCATAACGATGGTCGTCAGACTATCGAAGTGAAGAACTCACCGGATTCCTTGATCTCACTCGGATTCCGCAATGTGTTTAGATTCGATGGGATCGAACTCGGCTTCGAGAACGCCGTTCCAGTCGGTTACGCATTTGGCATCAACCTTGCCTGCATGGAACTGATGGGGCTTACTTCCGGTGGACTGTTCGAGGATGAGGGTGGACCTCAGTACGACATCAATACTCAGAGTATGAATGCTGTCGTCAGCACCTTGAGTAACATCAAGTACAAGTCGCCACGCAACTTCGTCGTTTGGAAGCCAAACAGCGAAATCTAATTTCATCACCCTTGTAAAAAGGACTTAAAACAATGCTAGATTCAGTAGCAGACTTTGGCTTGGGTGATACCATCCGAGGCCAAAACGACGATTCGGTTGACATCAACACTTCTCTGGATGGGCGCGAGTACACGTTCCCTGTCTCAGCAGATGTTGCAACCGCAGCAGGCATGAGCGGACGAGTTGTCGGTCGTCGCGTAACAGCTCGCATCATGCGAAACAAAACTGGTGGCACTCTTGCTGCTGGCGAGGTTATCCTTGTAGACATTGACGCTGGACATGCAGGTCTTGGAACGGCTGATGCTAAATCATCGGCTGGCGACCGCTGCTGTCTTGTTGTTGATCCAGCACTGGGAACTTCAACAGTAGCGGCAAACGCTTTGTTCTACGCAATCGTTCGTGGTCCAAGTAAAGTCAAGCAGCCTGCAACGGCAGAAAGCTTGGCTGCTGGCGATGTCATCAAGGCTGGAGCTTCCGGTCGTCTTGCAGAAGCAGCTCTGGGAACAGATCACGGACTTGTTCTCGGCACTGTAGTCAAAGCAGACTCAACCGACGATGCTTTGGTAGAGGTTGAGCTTAACCCTGAATGGGTCTAGTTCAAAGCTCGTAGCAAATGAGTTATCAGCGGACGAGCCGCCACAATGGTTCGTCCGCTTTTTTTATGGGGAAACATGGACACGCCAGAAAGCCAAGAGCAAGATCCTATCGACGCTGTGGTTAATAACCCACAGAACAAATACTGTACGTCATGTGGCATACGGAAGGATCTTGATAGCTTTCATAGAGACGAGACAAAAGAGGATGGAAGGCGAGACACCTGCAAAGAATGCAGGTCAAAGATTAACGAGCAAAAGAAACAAGACCGTTTGGATGCCAAGTTACGCCAGATAGAAGAAGAGGGGCTGGAGACACTGGGTGGCTTATCGTCGGGGGGGAGCTTCGACCCGCACATCAACGAGGTCTTTGAGGCAATGATGAAGCCGTTCGGTGGAGTCAATGGGTGGGCGAAGCATTTGTTTGCGACATACTTGGCCTGTGATCCGGGTAGTCAGAAGCGTGTGAAGATACACGACATGATGATGCAGCTTGCGGGTAAAGTCACAAAGCTTGGGTTGGCTGAGCGTCAGCTAGACATGATGGAGGAGCGAGACTTGCTTCAGGTAATGAGGCAGCACTTGGTTGAGTACCAGAAAGGCAACGAGCTTCCTCCAACCGCTATTCCTACGCTTGGTGGAGATGTAGTGGATGCTGATAAGGTGGAGGTCAAGGATGACTGACGCACCCGGAATGCCACAAGATGCTTTGAAAGACATCGGCCACAGCAGCTTCGCAAAGAAGAAAGCTCTTCGTGTTGCGAGCGAGATCGCAAAGAGAAGGATAGAAGCACTTAACCTTTACGTCCCTCAACCCACGCAGGATGAGTTTCATCGCTGCAACGCACCAGAGTGCATGTTGCAGGGCGGCAACAGGGGCGGCAAGTCTTTGGCTGCTTTCATAGAAGATGCAAGGGCAGTGCTGGGGAAAGACCCTTACAATAAGTACCCAAAGAGAGATGGGGTACTAGCAATCATCGGGTACAAAGAATCACATCTCGGCGGCGTAGTGTACCCGTACCTATTCAAAGCAGGTGCGTTCAAGATCATCCGTGACAAAGAGACGGATATGTGGAGGGTGTATCGACCTTGGGTTCCACAGGATGTTGCTAGAAAGAAAGAGGCTAAGCCAGCACCTCCTTTGATCCCTCCACGCATGATCGAGAAGATCGTATGGAAGGACAGAGGGAAGAACGTATTCAGCAATGTGTTCTTGAAAACAGGGTGGGAGATCAAAGCTTTTAGTTCGCGTTCTAAGCCCGACCAAGGCTACAGTTGCGACCTGCTGCACATAGATGAAGATATTCTTGATCCGAGGCACTACGAAGAGGCAGCGGGTCGTTTAATTGACAGGAGCGGTCGATTGATATGGTCTGCTCTTCCGCATGATGACAACGATGCAATCGCCAGACTTGCTGAGAGAGCAGAGACGCAGGCAGACGAATATGCCAGAGGCGGTCCAAAGCCAACGACTATTGTGTACCGGATCTCTATGGAGTCAAACCCTTACCTTCCAGCGGAAGCCAAGAAAGCAGCGGTTGCTGGTTGGAAAAGCATGGGAGACGATGTCTATCGCAAGCGGGCTTTGGGTGAACTGATAACAGACAGCGTCTTGATGTACCCGATGTGGAACAGGTCGCTGCACGATGTGGATAGATACAGTGAGCAGATTCCTGAAGTAAATGAGTTTCTCAAGAATCGAAAGGTTCCCATCAACTGGTGCAGGCGTTTGGCGGTTGACCCCGGACACGACACAGCAGCGGGTATCTTGCTCGCTACGCCACCAAGTGGAAGCTGGCATCTGGTGTTTGGAGAGATATATCTCAGGCAATGCACGGCTCGCATGATTGCAAAGGCTCTTCACGATGCCACTGCCGGAACATGGTTCCAGACTTTCTTGATTGACTCTCACGGAGGCAACCTTACCTCAATGGACACCGGCATCTCTCCTCGCGAAGCCTATGAGCGTGAAATGAAGGAGCTTGATGTCCAGTGTATCGAGACGAAGAATCGGTTTACGCCCGGCTGCTCAGTCATTGCCTACCGAGAAGAGATTACCAGAGGAATGTTGGCAGTTACAGGAGCGGGAAAGCCACAGATATTAGTAGACTTTAACGCATGTCCAAACTTAGATCGCGAAATGCGAAGGTTCCGCAAGAAAAAGGCCAACGGGGTCGTGACCGACACTGGCAACCGGCGAACCAATACACACGCAATCGAGTGCCTTGAGTATTTGGCGACCTATGTGAACGACATAAACGAGCCTTACATCAAACCGAAAGGCAAGAGGAAGGCTTTGACCGCAGGGCAGAGGCGAGTGCGGGCGTTTAAGAAGCGAATGAAAGACAGGCAAGAGGCTAAGAATCCGTTTGGTATTACCAGCACAATTATTCTC